TTGGCCTGCAGGGCGGATGCGGCACCGTTCAGGTTGGTGATGGCCGATAGGTCGAGGGCGGAAACCGTCTTGAGAACGCCGTCGACCGTGATCTTCATGCCACCCGCGACCACTGCCTTGAACGTGGCAAGCGTCTGCTGTGCCGTGGTCAGGATAGCTCCGCGCAGCAGGCCGTTCGTTGCCGTGCGAGCATATCGCCCCACGTAGCAGATGGCCGGCTGCGGAGACTGGCCGAAGTAAAGCGACGCGGCCAAGTATTCCGGCGATGTGGTACCGAACTCTCCGGCAATCGCATCAATTCCGGTGTAGGAACGCAGGCGCTCGGTGGTGTCGATGATGGCGGAATCGCCAAGGATCAGCAGAGAACCAAAGTCCCGCGTCTGTGCCGCTTTCGGCGACATGACGATGGAGACCTTGACCACGTTATTAACGGATAGCCCGAGGTTTGCCATGTGTTTTTACTCCAAGAGGTGCGCTATTGCGCTGTGATCGTGATTTGTTCGTTGAACTGCTCAGTGACAACGCCAACGTCAGCCGAAACGATGTTGAGAATTGCGTAGTCGCGTGCCGTCTTGCGGCGGAACACCAGGGCGATGTCGCGGCGCTTGATCCATTGCTGATTCACCAATTCAGGCAGAGCACGGATCGGGCCGGCCTCAATGAAGGCGATGCCGTCCAGTTTCAATTCTTCGATGTTCTGAGAAATGCCCAGATCGTCGCGCAGCCTGGCCGCGTTGGCCTGCGATGCCGGGCCGTAGAAGGTGGCCAGGACATCAAGGTTTTCGTGCCGCGTGTAGGCGTCCTTACCGTTGCCAGCCGGAATGTGTTCGATGTATGGGCCGTCGTCGGCCTTCTGAGCCTGCACCCCGAAAGCGCACCAATTCACGGATGGCTCGGGCTGCTTCGGCGGTATCGGTTGCCAGCGTGGCCGCACCATGTTTCCGGGTAGGCCGGTGATTCCGGCGATTGCTTTCTGGAACACTGCGTCCAGTGCATCGTCTTCCGTTGGCGCAGGGCTACTCGCTGGCGTCAGATACCCGCCAGATGCTGAAGAATTGGCCATGCTTTACCCCGAGAGTGGAATCAGGTCACAGGTGGCGACAATGAAGCCGCGCCCGAAGTGTGACCAGTCATTGACGAACGTCACGGTGAAGCGCCGGCCGCGCCACTGCACAACGTCTGCGGCGTTCATGGCCGATCCATCGTCAAGCGGGAATCGCGTGTGAATGGTCAGGTTGCCCTTGACTCGCTCGCCGTCTGGGTTGCGTTCCAGAAGGTCGCCGTTGTCGCTCGTCACCACGCCGGCAAATGCCGTGCTGGTGGTGGCGTTCGTGGCTATGCCGTTGCTTCCGACTGTCTGCGCGTTGCGCTCGCAGATCAGGCCGGTGTCCATGAAGTCAGGGTCGCAGAGGATGTCGGAAACGTCGATAAGCGCCATTCCGGCTCCTTAAAAAATAAGCCCGCATGGAGCGGGCTATTTTGCTGCAACAAATACCAATGCAAATGCACAGTATTTTTGGTTACTTAATAAGCGCCAATTTCATGGCTGATGCAATCTTTTCGTGTTCTTCGGCTGTTCCATCGTTTTTTATAAGGTTTGCCCTCTGTCCAATAATCCAAACGTTTCCTTTTTCATAACCCATAGAAGAATCAATCCTATCTATTGAGGCGGAGAACGGGGTTCTTCCTTCCTCTGGTTTTGAAAATGCATGTCCAAAAATTGGGCAGTTTTCGCCCATCGGTGGAATATCTTCCAATTCAATCAGAAACGGTATTCCCCTAGCTTTTGCCCTGCTCTTAGCCTCAAGCCAAAGAACCCGAATGATATTTTTTACTCGCCATGCCCTACGCGTTGAGTTGAACTTTTCCCTGTTTTCATTGCGCCACTTCTTGACTGCGGCCTTTGATTTTTCGGAATTGTTCTCACGGTATCTCTTGGCGCTTTCCGCTTGGGCTCTCTTAAATCCATCCAAATCATTTTCACGCCTACGCTGCTCGTAGGCTCTTTGGCGAACAAGCCTTGCATCACGCTGTTCGGCGGTTTCTTTCTCTGGCTTCTTAGGCATACTCACCTCGTCGTATTGTCGTAGGTGATGTTACTCTTTTCTTATAACGAACGTCACGGAATTTCTGTATTGACCTGTGTCGATCAGCGGCCGTGCGTTTCCGTTGTCCGGGGTATTTCCGGCCGCCCGGCTTTCGAGTTCTTCCTTGGCGCCTTTTCTGCCCCGCCTTGCCCGCGCTCTGAGCGTCGATTCAGCAAGCGGCTCAAGGTCGCCGTCGGCGATCATGTTCTTGACGCTGTTCTGCGCCACCAGGCCGGCTTTCTCAAGCTCGGCGTGGACTTTGTCCTTCTTCCCGTCCATGGCGAACTGGCCGGCTTTCTTGAACCGGTCGGAGATCTTGTCCTTGGCATTCTCGATGCCTGGAATCAGGTGTGGCCGCGCCGGGATGTTTGCCGCTGGGCTTCCGTGTTCGTGGATATAGCCGAGCGTGGCGTTATTCATTGGGCCGGCTTCTTCATCGTCGCCGCGCTCCGTCGTGCTATCGGGAACACCGACAAGCACCTTTTCTTTGACCAGAGAAGCTAGACCCCTCACCACGGCCGCTAACTTGTCGGCCTTGATGAAGGATTTAGTCATAGCTGCCGGCCGCCTGCGCCAACTAGGCGCGCCAATTGGTAAAGCTGAACGCCGTATGAGGTGCTGTTCCAGTACCCGGCGCCCTCATATGTCGTGGCGCCAGTGTCGTAACTGGCGCTGACCTTATCGACAGTTTTCGAAGTCATTGGCCCCGATACAGCCCCCGGCAAACCGCCTGCACCGGCCGCAGCAGTATTGCGCGCACCGACGACGAGGTTGTGAGCCGTGAAAAGCCCGAGGCCGCGATCATGGAAGTCACCCCACACGCCAGCATCCAGAGAAAGCGCGCCCACGGCTAGATGCAGGTCGACTAGGTCGCCTGGGTAGGCTGTTATATCGCTGAACTCGGGAAACTGCTGGCGGAATGTTGCGGCGTCCATGATCTTGCCCTTCTGTTACTGCTGCGTTGCGTTGGCCGCTGCCGCTGCTGCGTCCGCTTCGGCTTGAGCCTGGGCGGCGGCTGCTTCGGCTTCGGCTGCTGCCTTCTCGGCCTTTTCGCGGGCCTTCTTCTCGGCGGCGGTCTCGGCCTTTTCGACAACAAGCTCGTCGGAGAAGGCCTGCGAATACCAGTGATCGGCGTCCGTGCCTTCCAGCTTTTCGCCGACAACAAACGGCTTCTGGCCTTCGAGCAGGTTCAGGGTAAAGGCTTTGGTGACAATTCGTGTCATTTTATGCCTCTTTCCCTATATGCCGTCACGGTAGCCCGCGGTTTCCGGATAGACGAATTCGACGGAGCCGAGGCGGCCGAAGTAGTTCGTCAATTGACGGATGCCACGATATTCCAGCGGGGTGCGCTGAAGCGGGACCATCGGGAAGCGGACATACTGCGTATCGTTGGTGTAGGCCACCATACGGTCAGCACTGGCCGCGCCGCGCTGGTACAGCCATTTCAGCGGCTGGATGTTCAGCGGCTTGCCGTTGATCGAGTTCGACAGGCTGTTTTGCTTGAGGAATTCGAGGATGGAGATATTGCCAGCCGTCGAAACAACACGCCCCACCAGGTTGGTGAATTTTGCAGGCGGCAAACGAAGCTCAGACGGGCAAACAGCGTAGCCAGACGAAGCCCAAACGGCATTCAACAGCTCGTTGATGTCGTCGAGGATTTGTTGCGCCGTAGCCGTCGACCAGGTGCCGGTCTGGGCGTTGGTGTTGGTGCCGACGGTCGAATTGACCAGGCCGGTAGCGCCCAGAGCGGTGTCACCGATATAGACCTGTTCGTCGATGTCCATCTGGTGCTTCAGCTTCATGCCTTCGAACTTCTGGGCATCAACCGGGCGGCCAAGTCTCTGGGCGCTTTCCAGTTCTGGCAGGGTCCACGCCAGTTCCATGCCCCACAGGTGCAAGGGCTGAGCGGTCTTGCCGATGTCCAGCGAAATTCCGGTGATCGATGTCGAATCCTTGCCGATCCATGCCTTGCCGGAGCCGGCGACGCCGGGAGCCGATGCAAAGCTGGAATTGGTAAAGGCGCTGTATTCGTCGGCGATGGAAACATCCTCGCGCAGTTGAATATCGCGGGTCCATGTGACGGACGCCAGCGGCATGTGCAACGTCTGGTCGAGTCGTTCGAGTTCGCCGATCAGGAACACGCCCGATGCGTCAATGGTGCGCTGATCGAAGGTCATCAGACCGTCGCGGAATTGCAGGCGCTGGATGGCGCTGGCGGTCGGCGTCTTGAGGAAGTCCATCGATCCAACAGCGGCGATACGACCAACGCCGCCGAACATTGCCAGGGTTGCAGCATGTTCAGGCGAAACGTGACCGGTGGCCACGCCAAAAACAACGGCGGCAGCGATCAGCGCGAGGGCGATGACGAAACCGATCCGGTTCAAGGAAAAGTATTTCATTTTTCAAGCTCCATAAATGCAAAAACCCGCCGAAGCGGGTCTAGTTTGCTGAGTGAGTTAGGTCTAAATATTGAAGCCGATTTCGACGTTGCCGGAAGCGTCCGCGTCACCCATGAACACGCAGCCAGTGACGGCAATGGTGTTCGTGCTGTCGGCGGCGGCCTCGATGCCGCCAATCGGCTTACCCGTAGCGGCAGCAGCTACGCGGATATAGACGGTGCCACCAAGGGCAGCAGTGCCAGCGTTGTTCTTCACGTTGGCGTAGCCGCGACGCATGACATCACACACACCGGAAGTCTTCGGAACGGAAGTGCCGAGCGCATCGGAAGCATTGACGCCCTGGGTCGGGTACGGACGAACCAGCAAGCCATAGACGGCACTGGCGGCGTCGCCGGTCGTGACCGGAACGAACTTGCCGGATGCGATCTTGCCGAACAGGCCAAAGCCAGCAAACGGAAGCGAGGAGTTGAGGACTTGGGGTTCGACGGTAGCCTGAGCAGCACGCGTCAAATCGCCCGGAACGCCGTAAGGCATGCGATACAGAAAAGCGGTCATTTGTTTTTCCTTGGTTAGCGGGCAGAGGCCCAAAATTCCCGATTCCGGGCGTTTATTTCAGACACGGTCGAAACCTTGCCGAAGTCTTTTGTAGTCACACCAGAGCGCGAGCCCTTGGCGTTGTTCTTGTGACGGGCAAGCTCGGAAGCGCCAGCAAACACGCCAGCCAGTTCGTCGGCGGTCATCGTCTTGAGTTCGCGGCCCATCAGGAAGGTATCGACTGTTTCCTTGCCGTCCTTGGTAGCGCGTGCGGTTTCCAGAGCCTTGCGCTGCAGCTTGAGCGCGGCGTCCTTGGTCACCTTGCCGTCGGCCGTCTGAATGGCGATGCCAGGGGCGAGGATCTCGGCTCGGGAAACGATCTGCTTGAGCGTGTCGCCGGTGTAGGTGACGCCGGTATCAGCCTTGCCAGCCTTTTCGGCCTCAAGGATGTCGTCGGCAGTCTTTTCCTTGTCCTCGTCGTCCTCGTCGCCGTCTTCGTCGTCGGTCTTTTTCTTCTCGCCGTCGTCCTCATCATCATCGCCGTCCGCGTCGGCGGTCAGCTTGGCAACGGCTTTGGCGAGAGCGTCGACAGTTGCGGTCAACGAGGCGATAGAGTCGGTGGTTTTCTTTTCCTTCTCGGCCGCTTCGCGCTTGGCCTTATCTTCCGGGGTTTCTTCTTCCTCGGCGTCGGCCATGGTCTGCTTGATTTCGTCAGCGTCGCCGATCTTGATAGCCTTCATCAATCGGGCAAGTAGCGACGATTTGTCCTTCGTCTTGGTGGTCATGTCTTCAGGTTCCTTGTCTTGAATCGAACAACGCGGGCCGGCTCGGCCACGCTCCACTAGGGCAACGTGATTGCCCACAATTTCGCGCTGTAACCCGCGCCCGGGTTCTACTTGCTCGTACTCGGCTTCATACCCCGCCGAGACTTCGGGCAAATCCTTGTTGACGTAGTCAATTGCGCCCGGGTCGGTGATGACCAGGTCAGCAATCAGCAGGTCGTCGTCGATGCCATCACCGCGCCGCACGTTCTGCACGGTGCCGACGGATAGGCGCTTCCAGTTCTCCGGGGTAACGAAGTCGTCCGGATGCTCGACCGTCACGGCCTTGCCTTCGAAGCTGGCCGCCGTTTCGTCTCGGAACACTTCCTCCGGCATGCGCTCGATGCGGACCAGGCCATCCGGCCCCGGATCAATCGGTATTTCTTCGGCGGTGTAAAGTTGGGTTCCAGTCCGGGCAATTGGCACGTCATGGCACACAAGGAAGCCCTCGGGCGTGACGCTGCGCTTCTTGCCCAATCGCTCCGGCGTGTAGAACCGCGCCCGGTCAAGGGTTCGTTTTCGTGTCATGGCGGCCTAGTAATAAAAAAGGCCCGCCGAAGCGAGCCTAATTTTTCATGATCGTGAAGAGGGGGGTTAGATTACGCCACGGCCAATCAGGGAAACCGTACCGACTACACGCACGGTACATTGCCCATAAAGCGTTGCAACTGCACCCGTAGTCCCGATGGTGAATTTAACGCCGTGCAGACTACCTGCAGCCGAGCTTGTGTCCTGCGGTGTGCAGGTTAGTGTCCAACCGCCTGTACCATTAGCAGATGTACCCGAATAGACCGCTGCTGACGCTGTTCCGGATGGGGTAACGGACAGTCCCGCAATAAGTGCTTGGTCTGACGTTGCGGGGCTTCCGCCTCCAGGAATGCTTACAGTACAAGCCGTATTATTTTCCTGAGAGACAATCCGTCGAGCAATTACTCCCCCCGACCCAACCGGACTGGGATTTCCGCTCATAATGATTTCGACCAGAACACCCGAATATCGATTCGGCACGATCATGCACACATCAACCGAGGCCTGATTCGGGAAGCCAAACGTCCAGTCATGGAGCATCGTGTCCCGGATAGTTGCCGGAAGACCCGCGCCACGGTTCTGGTCGCCAACCCCATCGTTAAACAGGATTGCAGGTCCTGTGCCGTCGACCATTTGCGGCTGGACGCTGATCTTTTGGCACCCAATGTCGATATAAACCGGGCCAGTCAAAATGTCGATCGGTGCTGCCGGATGGAAATTAACACCAATCTGAGCGGAGGAAACGTTCCGCATATGGATGCCGGTCGTATTTCCCGCGAAAGTATTGCCCACAATGGCAACGCCGCCGATAAGCTGACCACTACCCAGCAGGCTGATGCCGTGCGCGGTGTAACCGTAGAGCGCAATTTCATTTCCAGTGATTGCAATCAGGCCAAACGATCCGCCACAGGTGGCATCGAAAAGCACAGGCACGGATGACATATTTTCGAGCGAACTACCCGACAAGCTGAACACTGATGTATTGGCCGAGTTATTTCCTGCCATGTCATAGCCAAACGATTTGAAGCAATACCCGGTTGTTGCCGACAGCGTAAATGTCGAAAACCCTGATGTGTCTTGTGCGATATGGAACTGTGTTGGAGAATCTACGGCGGTGACGCTCGTTAATGATCCATTGATCTGCGTCATACCCTGAATACCAAGGAATGTTACCGGGTCGCCAACTGACAAATTGTGAGGAATATCGGTAACAACCGTCGCATTCGAGGCAGCCTTGGCCAATGACGTCACATGCGCGACACGATGCGCAACGATGGCGTTGTATTGAGTGGGAGCCATGGTAACGAAGGTTCCCGATGAGGCAATGTTCAACGGGCACTGTGTCTGCGAAACGCCAGCCTGTACAGTTCCAATCGTGTCATTCAGCGCCGTTCCTACGCCATGACCAGATGCCAAAAAGCGAAGTACAACCTGCTCTCCGGCCTGGAAATCATTGATGGCGGTAAGCGTTGTTGATGCGCCAGTGGTTATGCTGGTGACGATTGCCATCGGCGTATCCGGGTGACACATCGACCCTGACGCCATCATCACGGCGACACCATGACGGAAATGCGCCGGGGAGTTGAGCGGTCCGGTATTGATCTTGATGCCTGACAGCTTCAAACCGCCGCCAGATTGTTGGAAGATTCCGAATTGAGAATCGGAGGTCTGCCCACCGTAGAAAAAACTGCTACTGATGCAGGAATCGCCTGCATCGTAGTTGCCAAAGTCATTGACACGCACGGCGCACCAGCGAGGCTGGGCAAAGTGGCACTTGTCAATCACCCATTCCGAGCCAAACCGAATATCAATGGCCGTCCAGAATCCAACGGTCAGAATGTTTTCCAGCTTTACATTGACACCGCCACCATTGACATCGCCGCCCACAAGGACGGCGCAGCTATTCCAGCGCGGCGTCGTCGGCCCAGTCAGGCGAAGGTTATGAATGCGGACGCTATTTGATTTGACGTTGAAAACTGGGATATTTGCAGCCGAGGTTGAAATTTCAGATGCAAAACTATTTTGTACCGGCGTTGTTCCGCCCATTTGCCGATAGGCACCCGGACCAGCCCCATAGATCGTGCAAGGAACGGTAATGGCAGGCAAAGAACTGGAAATTGACCAGCGGCCAGGCGGGATATACAGAGTGCCACCGCCTGCTGTATTGAGCGCATTGATTGCAGCGGTCAGGTCTGCGGTGACATCGACAGGCGTGACGAAATTCTTCGTTTGTGTAGTAACCGATGTTATTCCCGGAAGACCGCTACCACCACCACCAGAAGTTAGATCAGTTACGCCAGTAGCCAGTTTGAGCGTCGACGAACCAGCGGAAATATCATTCACCCCGGTGAGAGTCTTCGTTGCCTCAACCGGCGACGTGTTCTTCGGATTCTCCGGAGCAACCGGCACAGCAGAAACCCAGCCCTCGGCCGTCAGCTTGGTCACGGACCCGCTGTCGACGTTGGCGTAGCCCTTCTCGTCGATGTAGTAGAGCTTGTCATCAGCGCCGAGGCCAACGGATACGCCGACGGGCGGCTTCATGCGAACAAGTGCCATGTTTAATCCTTAATTATCGGTTCTGGCCAGCATCGGCAATGGTAAATGCAGCCTGGGTGCGCTCTTGCGCCGGATCGTTTATCTGCAATGGGCGGGCTTGCCCATTCAAATGCTTTTCCATCAAGTACCCGGTGATCTGACCGAACATCGCCATCATGCGAGGTGCGCCAGATGTAATGCGTCGATCCAACAGCCTCGGCCCGCGCCTGGGTGAAGTTGCTCGACGCTCTCGAGACTTCCGTTCGGGCGATCAGCATGGCGCGGCTCTTTGCCACCTCGCCGGATCGCATGATTTCGGCGATGTATTCCTTCGCCCGCGTTCCATCTTCCAGCCCCTTGATGGTCAGGTCATGAACGCGCTGCGCAGCCTCAATCGGGATGCTCTTAATCAATTCCACTTGGCCGGCCTGCAATAGCCGGAACACTTCACCTGTTGGCGCCGAGAGAATCTCTTTCTGAATGCTTGCCGACATCGCGCCGGCCAGTTGCCGCCAGCCCGAAATGTCCGACTGATTGACCTCGCCCAGCATCGTCGCGGCGGCATTGTTCGCCCACGGCGCTATCACCTCGGCGTATCGCCGCAACATGTCGGTCAGCGAAGGCAGTGCAGCAGGATCGCCAGCAGGAAATCCACGGATGATCTGCCCAACGTGATCGGCCAACTGGCGAAGCTGCACCGAGTAATTCCGTTCAGCCCTTGCCGTCCTTCTCGGATTGCTCGGTCGCTTCCGATCCAGTGTCAGGACTAGATTTTTCATCCGGCAATTCCTCGTTCATGGTCGGCGGCGGCTCGGCTTCTGCTTCCTTGATTTGCTCGTCGGTGATGTTCGACCACACGCCGGTTGTTCTGGACGACTGGCGCAGTTCCTTCAATGCCGTGGCGCGGTCGATGATGTTCGAGTCGTAGGCGCCGACAACTGCCGTCGTGACGTTCGTGGCCACGGTCGCCTTCTGGTCATCGGACATTTGCCACAGCGGCGACCACTGATAGCCGAATCCTTTGTCGGGCGCCTGGCCGAACACGCTGCGGTAGGTGATCTGGGCAATCTTGGCCATTCCCGGCCCAAGGTGCTGCGACTGGTCCTTCTTGACGTTGTCGTAGTAGTTCCGGATGTCGCTCTCGCCGGTCGAGTTCAGGCCGGCCGGAGACTGGCCGAACAGGCGAACAAGGGGAATGCCCGTTGCGCCGCTGATCTGCTGGCCGAACTGGATCATCATGTCCGACAGGCCGCCGAAGCTGTACTGGTGCGCCTCGAATTCGTCGTCGCCGTCCATGAGGGTCAATCCCTCGTTGTTCTGATACTGGCGGATCAGGTCGATTTGCTTGACCAGGCCTTCAAAGGCTTTCCCGCCCATGGCCACGATTTCGCGCAGCCCCTTGACCTTGTAGGTGCGGAGGTGGGCCTTATAGACCAACTGAGCCGCGCCGGCCGTCACGCTGTCGAACGGAATCAGGCGATCCCATAGGCGTTCAAGGACCGACTGACCCCAGCCGTTTTCGCTGATCTTCTGCCAGTAAGGCAGTTCGACGCCGTCGTGACGGATCACGCGGCTGTAGTGGATGCGCTGATTTGACAAGGCCGGAGCGCTGCCGAGAACGTCGTAAAACTTCGGCTTACCGATGTCCGGGCCGAACTCCTGCACCAGATCATTCAGTGTCGGCTGAATCTGCCAGCGGTCGAGGACCAGCACGCCCTTGAATTGGCCTTTGCTGATCGTATCGAGCGACAGCGGCGTGCTTGTGTCCTGGCCATCGACCAGCATCACGGCAATGGCGCCACCGTACAGCCGGCCCCATTTCACCATGTCGCAGACCTTGGCCATGATCTTCATGCGGGCAAACTCGGCGTCCAGTTCCTCGATCTGCTCCGGCTTCATGTTGCCAAGGAACTCAATGCCTTCGCGGGTCATGTCCTCGGCGTAGGCATCAACCGATGCCCCGGCAAGCCAGCTTGATCGATAGCACTGCTCCAACTGGACGCGGTTGCGGGATACCGGGCTGAATGCGTAGGTCGATGCGTCGCCTTGGCTTCCGGCGCCGACACCAGTGCGCGCCATTAGGTTCTGGAAGCTGTCACCGGTATGAACGGAGTTTGCCCCTGCCGGCGCTGTCTTTGGCGGTCGGCGGCTGCTTCGTCTGCTCATATTGATTCCGTTTAATTTCCCAACTTCGCCCACAGGGCTGCGCCACTCACCGGCAGGAATGCCATGATGAAAGCGTCTGCAAGGTTGGGCGATGCAATCTCGCGTTTCTTCAGGTCGGATTTGCTCTCAACCTTGACCCGGCCGGCGTTATCAAAATCGCGCTTGGGCGTCGATAGCTCG